CGAGATTCAACCTTTCAGTGGCCTTATCGCGCTGCTCTTTGTAGGTGACGGCATTATCACGATAGTGATTAACCGCCCAGCCAAGCCCGATAATCAGGAATACGATGACAGCGCCAAAAATTGCGGTTACACGGCTCATCAAAACACCCCCGGCGCAGATGGTGGCGTTCCGGGATTCAGTGGGCCAAAACCACTGTCAGATTTCTGAGGCTTCTCGCCCCACAGGCAGACTTCGCGCTCAATCTCCCGGCGATTTATTAGGCCTTTCCACTTCTTACCGCCTGCAAACACCCAGCGACGTAACTCATCGCATGCGCCTGTGTAGTTCCGGGCGTTGAGCTTTTTCATCAGAGTGGAATTTATCGCGGCATTTGCGCCGACGTTATAGGCGAAAGAGTAGATTGCGGCCCGCTGGGTTTCAGTGGCTGGCACTTTGATATGCGGGTCAACCTGCCGGGCGATGCGGGCCATGTCGGACCGGGTTAGTGCGTCACACTCCCGGTCGGTGTAGCGCTTGCCGGGAATAATGTCTTTCCCTGTATGCCCGTCGCAGACGGTGAGAACGCCAACCACATCGTAGTATGGAACATGCTCGCGCCCTTCCAGCCCGTCTTTCCCGGACACCATAGCTGTCGCAATAACAATTGCCCCGCCACCTCCGGCGATAGCTCCAATGATCCGGTTTCGAAGTGTGGAAGACATAGCCATGTTATTTATCCTGCGGCTGCATTACCGCGTCGATGTCCTGAACGATTTTTGCCGCTTCCGGGATGCTGTTAACGTCCCCACGGGCATAAGCCGCCTTGAGTATTTCCGTTCGCTTTCGGTTTTCTTCAGTTTCGGCTTTATTTTTCCTGTCGTTTGACCGGTAGGTCAGCCATGCGAACAACGCAGAGACCACCGCGCCAAATGCAAACAGCACATCCTGCAATGTCAGCATGGTCAGAAATCCTGTTATTGAAGACCAGAAATACGACCAAAAGCCGTTGTTTGTATTCATGCGATGCATTCCACACCTCCAGTTGTCAGGGGGTGCTGTGAGTAGTCGAAGGATCAGGCCACGGACACTCTGATAAAGGTTCGATGGGGGTTGATTGTCCGGGCCTGAAAATAAAAAACCCCGGCATCAGCCAGGGTAAGAGGATGTTCTTTTCCGAGTTGCTTTGGTGAGCCGAATGCGGGAGTGATTCGGCTCATTTTTTGATGCGAATGTGTGGTGCCGGGCAAAGGAATCGAACCTCTGACGCATTGCTTACAAGGCAATCGTTCTGCCACTGAACTAGACCGGCTTATTTGGTGGAACCCGATGGAATCGAACCATCTCCTAATGCTCTTCAGGCATCCGCGCGAACCATCTACGCCAGAGTTCCGTAATTTTGCGGGACAGGAAGGATTCGAACCTTCGACCATTCGGTTAACAGCCGAACGCACAACCGCTGTGCTTCTGACCCGGAAATAAAAAAGCCCAAGGCGTTAACCTCGGGCTCTAAACCTGTTTACTGCCAGTGCGTACAACATTGGCACGATATCAAATTAGGCTCAATATTGGCCCATTTAGTTCATTTATGCAATACCTTGCTGATAATTAGTTGCCTTTTGTTGTGAACGTGATCGCGAAACCTGAATAAGAGACTGCGAATCAAGGCGTTTAAATATGCTTACCATGCACTCCCAGTGCTCTACATAGTTCTGAGACCAGTTGGACTTAGTAACACCAACGAGCGCGGCGAGGTCTGCATATTGATAAGGATCGCTACCTGACAGGGTGGCTTTAGTGTCCTGCGCAGCAAGCCAGATTAGCGCTTTCAGTCTTTCCAGTGTTTTCCCGGCAATCTTTCGCGCGCCCAGTTGCGCACTAAACTCTGCCCAGGCCCATCGGGTGATCGCCACCTGGTATTCAAACCGAATGTTTTCGCTGTAGCTCCATAACAGCCAGGCCTTTTGATGCTCATCCATACTCATCACCGCGCGGCGCCATGATGCTGTGGAATACTCTACCGGCTGAACCAGCGCTATAGATGAGCCTTTCGCCCTGCTCTGTTGTCCTGGAACGGGATCGCCGGTAAGCGTGATCATCTTCCCGGTTACCTCATCCCGAACGCGCAGGCGTTTACGCTTCAGTCGATTTGTGTCGAATTGAGCGTTCTCAGTCCACGCTACCAGTTGCCCCTTTGTCGCGCCGCTCAGATCGGCGGTTGCGGTCATTAACTCCTGACGAACATACTGCAAATATTGCTGAGTCATACCGCCACTCCTGTTCTGGCCTTACGCCGCTTGTCTTTGTTTTTGATGATCCGCTCTATCAGTTCGTCCTGGGTTCTTCGTGTCGGCAAAAGCCCCAGAGCGCGCATCATTGACTCTCTCTGATACCGGTTAATTTGCTCACGCGTCAGGCTCATACCTTCCCTGCCTTGCTGGCGTACCAGTCGATAATCAGCAGGACAGTCAGCATGGCTACATAACCGAGCTGGTAGATTTGGTAGGTAGTCATGCGGCCTCCTGCTGTTTCAGTTCTTTGAGTTTTTCTCGGTACTCATCACGGATACGTATGTAATCGTCACGACCCCACTTCGGCATTTCATGCGGACCCATCAATACGTCAAAGCGCTCCTGGCCGATTTTGGCGATAAGCGCCGGACGGTATGCCGTCAGGTTTCCGGAAAGGTGGTTATTGCAGGGGGCACACTGCTTATGGCAATTGTCCTCGTTAAAGCGCAGCTCGGGATTGGCACCAGTAGTGCGGTAATGCCCGGCATGATATTGACCGTCGTGATGCCGCCCGCAGCTGATACACGGGAGGTGTCGATCGCGGTACCGGATGAATTCGTTAAAAGCCTGCTGCGCTTGGTTGCGGAAGTAACTCAGGGGCTTCACTGCCTGGCGGCGTTCCTGGCGACGCTTTCGCCCTGCCTTCTCGGCCTCCTTCTCCTCCTTGATGCGCTTCGCCGCCTCCTTCGCCTTGTCTTTGGCGCGCTGCTCCATAGCCAGGATGGCGCCATGTTCGGGACAGCACCAGCGGATACGAATATCGTTATATTGAGGAACAAACCATTCATTACACACTTTGCACTTACGGCGGGCTGGCTTACGCATGGTTCCTCCTCGCGGCAAGGCGAAGCCATTTCTGGTCAACCAGGCGGGCCGTGTAGTCTTTGAGTGTGGGTATGTCGGACGGCTTAATTTCCACCTTGCGCTGACGGCGCGAGGGGATGCGGAAGATCGACCGCTCCATCACTTTTGCGAGTGGGCTATGCATCAGTTCACCCCGCGAAGTTCATAAGTTGAGCGGCGGCACTTTCTGCTTCCGCCTGATCGCGAAATGCGCGTGACAATATCCAGCGCCACAGAACATCCAGAGCGGCCCGGTACAACTGCTGGAACTCGGTCTCGTCCATGTTGGCAAAAGAAATGCTTCGGGGGTGTTTACGCAGAGTGCCGTCAGGCAACTGGATAGCGTCGTAGTGGCCCGCTTCGACAATCACCCATGCACGATAGGCATCGAATGACTTGCAGATGCTGATGCTGCCAGAGCGCTTGTCAGCGATGCGATCGAGATACTGTTCAGCCGCATCCATCAATGAGGCTTCACTACCGCCAAACGATGCGAGATAACGGGCGTAACCAGTCACCAGCTTGCGTTCGTTTGATGAAATGGCGCCGCCGGTAGGTTCCCAGTAATCGAAGCCCAGATTGAGTAGTGCGAAGAATCGGCGGTGAAATGCCGGGTTGCGCACTTTTTTGAAATCGGCAACCAGTACGGTTCCGAGTTTGCATTTCGAATGCAAAAAGTCGCTGGTCTCCACAGATGCGGGGATCAGGACGCCAGAGGATTGCTTGATAAGGTGTAGCTGCGCCATGGTGTTCTCCATAGCGCGGGTAATCAGCGTCAGTTGTTCAGGCTGACACTGTTATTATGCACAGGGTTTTGGTGGTTTCAAACCTAAAGAATAAAAAAGCCCCGCTAATGCGAGGCTGTATTCGTTGCTGATTCAGGCATTACTCATTGCCTAATCGTCGTCGTCGGCATCGAAATCGATCCATTCGGTATCATCCGGTATTCCAGGGCAAAGCAGTGGATTCGTTGCCTGTAACATTTCACCGGCCGCGCCACTGCGCTGGAGTCGGCGAAGCGCCTCGTACAATTCAAAAGCCTCGATTCGCTCATCACCGATATCCAGTGAACACGCGAATTCGTGAGCGCTTTTTACCAATGCTTCAAGTTGCATTCGAACATCATTGCGAGTGGACATCATTCAGCCTCCTGCTTCGGTGCGGCGGCGAAATGCTCAACACCCTTTGCCCAAATTTCTTTGATGGTTGTCCAACTGACCGGTACTGTAATTTCAATTCTTCCGCTGCCATCGCACGTTTCGCACTCATCATCACCAAAACACTCTGGGCAGTTTATATATTTGGTTTCTGAAAACTCACCGGATAACAAGCCCTTTGCGCCATTCTCTGCCGTCAGCCTGATCGGCACCAGTGCATAGCCCTCAGGCAACGTGGGCTGGCTTACCTGTTCGGTATTGGCGGACAACTGCTCTGCATGATCTGCTGGCGCTGCGATGTGTAGACGCGGCTCGCCGTCTTTTGGCGCAGGCCATTCGCGCTTTTTGTTCACCGCCAGCTTTTCTACCATCGCCTGTGTGATTTGCTCATCAGTGATACCGGCGCGGCGCTGGGCATCCCATAGCAGAAATTGCATATCAGCCCACTCGGACAAATCTTCTGGTGCTGCGGCTGCTTCAAGCGCTTCTTTGCTGAGGTGTTTTAGTGGGCCAATTGGCCCAACATTGCCGAACGTTGCTTGCGACCATTCAGCATGCTCGCGGCGTACATGTTCGCGGTCATTGATGCCATCGGTCATAGCGAAAACCTCACGAACAATACAACCTTCGCGAATGGCCTGGTTTTTACCGTGCTCGTCAATAAGACCTAACCAGTCGCCATTTACTGATTTGAATTGCCAGCCTGCCAATTCAAGAGTTTTTGCTTGGGGCACGCTCGTAACTTGCGGGGCTGCGGAGAGTGGGATTGCTGCGCCTTCAATATTTGACCTGTCTACGCGTAGAATCTTCTCGCCACTGTCGGAGTCTATGACCATCCACGCCACAGGCTCAGCGGCGGCGCGGTACTGCTGTAGCTCGCGGGCTATTGACTCTATATCGCGATAATCGGTCAGCACGGAATCGTCGCAGACCTCAGCGCGGGCGATGATTTCTGCGAGCCGTTTTGGTGATACGCGTTCGTTGATTGCACTCATTGCTGTTGCTCCTTTGCTTTGCGCTCAACTTCACGAATGGAAAAAGAGAAGTCATTAAGCAGGATGACAGCTGCCATGATGTTGCTATGAAGCTGTTCCTCAATACGATTGAGCATGATGCGCTGGTCTGGATGGCGATCTTCGAATTTGGCACGCTCAATCTGCCAGAGGTTTGCGGCCTCAAGAGTTTTATTGATCCCCATATCCCTCACCCCTCCACCGTTAAATTGATGCCAGCAGCGCACCGAATGCTGTTAATAATCTCCTGCGCCCGCTCATCGCTTACACCGCGTCCAAGGTTGTGAATTTCAGCGGCAGTGAGGCATATCGCATCAATGACTGATTCCGGCAACTTCACAGTGACTGTTTGCGCTTCCGATTCCAGCGGAGGCAGGTCAGGCGTAGTGACGCCAAACAGCGCAGCCAGGGCGCGATAGTTTTGCTCTGAGTGGTAGCGGCCCTTGCAGCGCACCAGTTTTTCAGCGGCGGAAGATATCGCTTCCAGTTCGGCGATGCGCTTATCTGCTTCCCGTCTGGCGTCCATTTCCTTCCGAATAATCCTGGATAGTTCGTTCATGCTGGCTGTTCGCTCGTCTGTCATTTCAGCGATTTGCTTATCTTTCCGCTCCAGCTCATCAAGCAGCGCCAGCGCTACGGCAGGGTTAAACGCGGCGATGAACTCGCTGTTAGCCGCCGTAACATCACCGGCGAGCAAATTAATAATCCGCGAATAATTTTCCGCTGAAATCTCAGCGTCCATGAACGGAGTGGTTTTTAAATAGCGCCATTCGCCCGGAGTAGCGTTATTTGCCACTTTGCGCAGTTGCGCCAGTTGTTCTGCTGTCATGGTCATGCTGTGCCTCCATTACGATAAAATCGCTCACGGAATGTCTGGCGGGGTCTGTCCGGGTCAATACCCAGGTCTTCAGCAGCAATATCGATTAGCGTCTGCTTAACAAAATCCACCGCCTCGGATTTATTGCCGGCTTCAATTTCAAGACGCTCCACTAATTTAACGGCCAGGTAGTCTGATTTCGAAAATACCCTGACCAGGTAATCAGCAAAGCTGACATAGCGAGGATTGGTGAGCCCGAATTTCACTGTTAGTCTGCTCATACCTGGCTCCCGCGAAGCTGTGCTGCGAATGTGCGAAGAACATTGATAGATGCGGATACGCCGGTTGACTGGTGATTTAGCATCG